CACGATAGGATGACCTGATCGCCTTCTGGTCTAGTCTTAAAACCAGCGCTGCGCAAATAGTCATAATCGTACTCCCATTGATCCCACAGACTTGCGCTTTTTTCTCCTATAAAGTGTTGGTCAAGTAAAAACGACAAAAGTCCATTGTATGAATCTTTCGTTTGCCACGGCTCTGTAATCATTCTACCTCCGGATCATAGGTCTTTCCGCACTCGGCGCATACCAGCAGCGGACCGTGCCCCTCGTAGCTATACGCATCACTCGCGCCACACAGTGGGCATAAGTGCAGTATGCTTACTGCCGTATGAGATTCGCCCAACTGCGCAAACTCCAATGGCGGCGCGCCCTCTTGCGGCTGCGGCGGCTCAATGATCTCTGCGGCGTCATCTACCCCAAGATCGAGCAGCATCAGTTTCAGTAGTGCTGCGTTGGAGCGCGTGGCCATCCCGAAGTCGAGCGCCCCGCCCGTGGCGGCCCGCGTGACAGAATCCATCGCAGCCGCAAGATCGGTCGTTTCGATGTCGGTGGGCAGGCTTGTAGAGACCGCGCTTTCGTAACTGGCGAATTTCACAAATGTCGCGCCGCCAAACTCTTCTTTTAGGCGCAGCGTTGTCTCAACGATGTCAGACCATACCGATGTCCAAAATAGTTGATACCGCTGCCATTTCTGTTGCGGCGATTCGGCGGCGATGTCGGCGGTGGCCTTGTTCTGGAAAGCATCCGGGCGTCCGATGTCGGAGAGTTTGACCCCCAGGGCCGTCGCCAGTTGTGTGCCTACCGTGAGCGTGCCGGTCTGCGCATCCCCGGCGGCGCTGCCCAGCGGGAGGCGTGTGCGGTCGGCGGCCTCGTTCTCTACCCACGTTGACCCGGAGGCCGGACGCGGGTTAGTATCTATGTAGCTTCCTGTCGTATTCACGAGCGAGGATTGCAAGGCCGCGACTATATCTGCCGAAGTGCGCGACCCGCCTTTGATTTTTAGCTTATCGACGAACATTGCCACGGCGCTAAATACCGCGCTGTATTCCTTCAACATCTGTGAGTACACACCTGACCACGGAACGGCCTTGACGAACTGCGGCCAACCTCGGCCATCGGCATCGCGGTTACGTTGCGCGGCGACTATCAAGGCGAACGTCCCGCCGGGTTCGAGCGCGGTCGTTGCATCGTTGATATTCTCGACCCCGCTTGGAAGCGCAACACCCTCAAAGCGGTCTTTCAGCGCATACCAGGTAAAGGCGTCGGGAATGGCGACCTGTTTTTCTTCAAGTTGTACGACGTAATAGACGTTTACACTTTTATCATTTTTGGGATGCAAGATTTCGGTGATTGCCAACGTGTCGAACGTGCGCCACGTTACGTCCCCGTCCAACCGACTGGCGGTGGCGATGAAGAACACTTCGCCGTCTACGAGCAAATCACGGGATAGTTCGTGAATGACCGGTTGCCCGAAGACCGGCTTGTTACGCGGCGCCTTCCAGCACTCTTGCCACACCTTATCGGCATTTGGGTCGGTGGCGACTATGTCCACCTTGCGCCCGAAGCCCCAGTCGGTCCAGGTTTCGATGGCATTGCCGATCTGCACGTCGCCGTTTGGCGCGGCGACCAGGCGCATAGACTCGACGGCATTGCGGCGCAAGCCGGCGCCGAAGTCGGTGCTGCCGATGAGTTGTTCATATCCGCTTTGCTGAATGATGAGACTCAGTAAGCGCGGATCAAGTTCGGCGATATGCGTGAGGATCGCGGCGGGTGTCATCTCGCGGCGCATATCCAGAAGTTCATTTTGCAGAATGGCCGTAGCTTGCACGGCCTCGGCAAGTTGCTCTTTGGTTGTGGGTCCTGCACGTTTAAATAGATTTTTCATTTATCATACCTCCGATGTCAGGGACGGTGTGGCCTTTCATTGTGTTTCTGGAAGATCGAATGAATTAACTATATTTCTTGCGTATACATTCATAGAACGTGGAAGATTTATAATTTTTGATGGTTTTCCTTTACTCAAAAAACTACGGCTCGGAACATCATAATCGAGAATTGTCCTTGACGCCCCGCTGCCCACCGTAAAACGCACTCTTGCGTTTCCGTCTCTTGTGGTAAAATAGTTCGCGGTTGCTCGCGTCTTGTTATTAGTGTTTCCAATGTTTATTTCCCGTGTTTGTCTATCTATGTTCGCTGGATGAAACGACGCGCCGCCCCCCCCGCCTGCTGACTTTCCGCCTCTTCCGCCGCCGCCTGTTTTAACACCCATAGTACACCTCCATCGTTCGTAACTGTAAGCCAGGCCTCCGACTATACGTCCCATCCTTGATGCGCATATTTTCTGGTTGCCACAGCCAGCCTTTGTCAAGGCAAATGTTTTCTACCAATTGCCCGCCCCCGTAAACCAAGAACAGCGGTTCGCTTCCGCAATGTTCGGCGGCGGTTTCGTAGTTGATAAACATCCTGGTATAATCCGAGTCCAGCCCACGCGTGCTATATGCCCGCCAACCACGCGGGATGCCCAACAGCGCATACTCTCTTAGGCTATGGTCAACGTACAAGTCTGCCCACATGCGCACGAGGCACGACTGCCAAAAGCGCGACAACCAACGCTTGCGGTAAATGTCCCATAGCGAGACGGCCAGCGGCTGCCCGTTGCCGGTACTGAAATTGCACTCTACCAAAGCGCGCGCGCCTGTGCGCACAGGCTGCAACGGGTCGCGCCACACGTTCTCGAATTTGTAATCTTCGGTGTAGAAGTGATACGTTCCGGACATCTTCGTGGCGCGGCCACGGTCGCCCCACTTCTCGAAAGGCAGCGTCAATTCGTTGGCTTGCGCTTGCACATCGGGAAGCAAGTCGGGTATGCCGAAGTCATTAGACGACGGCCAGATTATGTCAGGAATGGTGTAACCTTTCATCTTATCTTCTTACGACAATGCGGGCAAAACTCAACGACGGGTTGCGAATCGCCCAGGTGCTGATAGTACCAATCGCCGGTACTGTGCTTGCGTATAATGTATCCATCTGGCATATTTCTACATTTATGAGCAGGTTCAGAATATGAGAAGTTACTAATTGTGCATGTGCGCACTGGAAGAAGTTCATATCCGTCTTCGACTTTGCGCAAGCGGTTTTCTATGTCAGACCACCGTCCCTCTAATGTTTCGACCCAAGCGCGCAATGATTTTATTTTTCCCACCCCTATACCTCCAATGTCACTCCGCTCAAATCTTCACCGTGTTCAGCCTTGAAGCGCAGCACCTCAGTGATTGCCCGCGCTTGTTCGCCGGTCAACACATGGCTGTTTTTCTCGTACAGTGCCGTATATTGTTTGCGCGTAAACAGCCGCATTTCCGGCGTCCATTCAACGACTACGATTTGCCATTGCCCGGTGAAGTCGCGTCCGATCCAAGCGTGGGCCACATCGCGGTCGTGAATTTCCTGTGCGGCCTCAAAGGTCAGTTGCATCGTTCACCTCGGCGCGTAGACGACGCGCTGTTGTTCGGCGGGCATCTCCGGCCCGGTAAGGGCATAGCGTAAACCGCTGAGACAGTGATACTTTATTTCATTTTCGATTGTCCCATCAATTACTACGCCGTTTTTCATCTTGCGACGATAGTCAGTGATTTCGCTGAGCAAGTGCGAACAAGTATCGTGGATCACCAACTGATTGTTTTTCAGCATTGCATATACCCGATCGATCTGCGCCCACACATCGCCAAAGGCCGGTTGTAACAATGGTACGCCGTAGCCGGTGAAGTCGGTGCGCGCCTGGCGTTCGGACGGACCGCCGCCAACGTAGAAGAAAATCGGCTCATTCTCGCTCAATTCACGAATGGCCTTGACGTGGCCCTCGGTTGTGGCCCCAAAGCCGACGACATATTCGCGGTAGACATTCCACACCTGCCCGCGCGGATCGAGCGCCAGCCACAACGCGGCGATGCAATCTCCGAATGGGTCAATACCGACGATGCGCGGCCAGTCTTTCGGGATGATGAACGCTTTCACTTTATGACGCTCGCTGTCGA